ACACTCTTTCCCTACACGACGCTCTTCCGATCTACCAATTGCTCCTGCAATTCCACCTGCAAGACCAAGCAGTATACCACCAACTGCTGTTCCTGGTCCAGGTGCGAAAGAGCCTATCCATGCTCCTGTCATTGCCCCTGCTTTTGCACCGATAGCAGCTCCCGCCCAGCGACTACCTATTCTCGCTACTGACATACCTGTTTTTTTACCGAGCTTTTGATCTGCATCATTTAAATCATCTATCACAGCGTTTCCTAATTCTAAAGTATCCAACAGGATACCTGCCACCAATAGAATTTTCCCACCCATATGTACAACTTTGCCTACTTCTGTAAAGTTTTTAAATCTCATATACATGGCTTCCGATATAGGTTTGTGATTTAGATACTTTTTCAAAAACTCCGGTTTGTCAACATCATAATTAATATGAAACGGTAAACTCTTTCCATCTTCAATATGCGGTTTATCCAACATAAATGCCCTTTTCTTTTTTCCATCCTTTGTATAGAACAAAATGGAATAATCATTCTTATCTGGCAAATTTTTCAGCATTGGATCTTTGGTTTTTGCTTTGCGAATATCTCTTGTTACAACCTCATGTGTTACCCCTGTTAAATCACTCTGCAATACATCAATATAAGTCAACACAGGCACAGAACCTGACACCAGAGCCTTTAACAATTCATTCCACGCACTAAGCGTTTCCTCTCCGAAAACCCCATCCTCTTTCAGCCATCCATGTGTACCTCTGATCCCTAATGCATTTATATTTCTTTGTAAAGTCAAAATTTTTTGTTGGTTTCCACCTACAAACCACATCAGTTTTTCCACTTTATTTTTTAAACCAGCACAGGATATCCCTGCTTTTCCACATTGTTCTATAGCTGTAAAGCAAATTTTTTCATTTTCATCAAGGATATAATCTTTATTTCTGTCTCCTTGATCCAAATCATTAGAAAGTTCATCGCATACTTTTTTTCAGCATATTCTGAATTTCTGAAACATATTTTTTCGGATGCCCATAAGAATAAACTCGTGGAAAGCCTCTGAAAAAACTTTTTTCTGCATCTCCTGATTGTATTCTCTGCTGCAAACAACCTTTCCATTTTTGCCAACATAATTGCGCTGATGGTTCAAATAATCATAATAATGCAAAACATCCTGTAAAAACCCTTTTCCTTTTCCCTGTTCTATAGACATGAGAAACTCCAATTTTTTTGCATCATTTGATGCCGCTTGATAGACCGTACCACTTACTGCTTTTTGCAAAAGATTTATCTTTTCCGACATAGAAAAACTACTTCCAGTTGTACTTCGTAGCTTTCGTTCTGTTTTTTCGATCATCCCCATACTTTCAGATGATTTTCTTTTGGATGCACTTGCAGACAGCAAAACAAGGGAAACAATTTGGTTCACATCGCCACTGGCACTGCCCCATTGCCGTGAAATTTCTCCTATCGCCTTTGCCAATTCTGCAGTTTCCTGCCGATCTTTTTCAGGAAGAAAAGCCAAAATGTCTGCACATTTTTTTACATCTTGATATATCACAGAAACAATCTCTTTGCAGCTACGCGCAAGTTCTTTACATCCATCAAAATATTGATATTCCTTTGGGACTTTCATCACTTCTGTTATCTTACAGTTTCGATTCATTTCTTGAAAATAAGCTGCTGATCCTACGATTTTTCCATTTTTTCCTATTAGCTCTTTACTCATACATATTATCCTTTCTATGATTTATTTTCCAGAGTATAACGAAAAAAAAGTCTCATAGGATCTCAATGTTTCTAAATTTTTTAGAGAAACACATTCCTTTTACTTCTCTCATCAACACAAAAAGGCAGTGAGATTCTCTATTCCCACCGCCTAAAAACTATTGGTCCGAAAATTTCTTCAAGCTTCCCTTCCTTCCCATCACTCCTCAAAGTCCATCCGCTGTACCAGTACAATCCCAGAATGAAACTGTATCTCCAGTTTATTTTCATTGACCACTTTAATCACTCGGATGAGCCTACGCACCAATTCCTCATCAAACTCCCGCTGTAACCAGACTGTTTTTCCCATATACTGCTCCAAATCCGCCGTTCTTTGCTGACAACTTTCTGCCAGTCTGTTTTCTTTTGCGGTCTGCGCTCTGGCTTTTTGCAGTTCTTTCATTTTCCTCATGATCTTTTCATATTCCTGTTCAAAATCCCCTTGTCCATCTTTCATCCCGGTTTCCATAAGTTCCATCAGCTTTTTCTGACAGGCTTCTATCTGTTTAAGGATTTCCGTTTCTTTTTCCGAAGCCTCATAACTTCCAATGACCTGTAGAACATTTTCCCGAAACGCCTGCACAAACCTCCCCTGATCCTCTGCCACGCTGTTGATGGCAGTCATAATGGCAGTATGCAGTGTCTTCTCTTTCAATGTGGGAGAATACTTGCACCTCTTTTTTCCGTTTTTCAGCCGATTGTCACATCGCCAAACAGCCTGCTTTACGCCATACTTTGACCAGACCTGTCTGCGGTAAGGGTGTCCGCATTCTCCACAGTAGAGAATATCAGACAGAACATATTTCCCGCTGTATTTCCCTCTTTGCAGTCCATTTTTTCTTTTGACAGCCGGTTTGTAGATAGCAGCCCTTCTGGCTTTTTCCTCCTGCACACGATAAAACAATTCTTTGGGGATAATGGCTTCATGGTCATTCTCTATGTAATACTGGGGTACGATCCCGTTATTTTTCACTTTCTTTTTCGTCAGGAAATCCACCGTATATGTTTTCTGCAGAAGAGCGTCCCCCATATATTTCTCATTGGAAAGCATCCGGTCAATGGTGGTGGTGCTCCATGTCATTTTCCCTGTTACTGTAGGAATGCCCTCATCTTCCAGAATCAGTTTGATGCGGTAGCTGCTGTTACCTTCCAGATACAGCTTGTAAATCCGCCGCACCAGCTGCGCTTCTTCCGGTACGATCACAAGATTTCCGTCTTTATCTTTCGTATAGCCCAGAAATCTGCTGTGGTTCACCATGACCTTTCCTTCCTCAAACTTCCGTACAATACCCCAATGACAGTTTTCGCTGATATTCCGGCTTTCTTCCTGTGCCTGACTGCTCAATATGGTCAAAAGCAGTTCTCCGCTGCCCTCCATGGTATTGATGCTTTCTTTCTCGAATATGACAGGGATATTCTTTTCTTTCAGCTTTCTGATGTTAGTCAGGGCATCCACCGTATTTCTGGCAAAGCGGCTGATGGACTTTGTCAGTACCATATCGATTTTTCCTGCCATACAGTCCTCGATCATTGCCTGAAAATCCAGACGTTTTTTGGTACTGGTGGCACTTTTCCCATCATCGGCATAAATGCCAGCCAATTTCCAACCGGGGTGATTCTGTATCTTTTCCCGACAGTGGTTTACCTGTGCTTCATAACTGCTTTCCTGCTGTTCCTGTAAAGTACTGACACGGCAGTAAGCGGCTACCCGAAGCAGTTTGCTCTGTTGGCTTCCTTCTGCCACATGGGCAGGTACCGTCGGAATCACGGAAATATTCTTTTTTATGGTCTGTAGCATCACTCATTCCTCCTTTAGCCATATTTTTCGCTGATACCCATTTTTGAAATGAAACTCCAGATACCCTTCTTTCGCAACAACGACTTTTTTCATGGTTTCAGCCAAGAGATGACTGTCAAACTTCGTTGGAACCGGCGTATGGTTCAGAAGATACAGCAGTTTTTCCGTCTGAAAATCACTGTCATCAAAGACCGTATGTTGATACTGTTCTGCCGCTCTTTCATACGCCAGTTCTTTTAATTTTTTTGTATCACAGCATGGTGACATCAACAGGTTTTGTATCTCCTTTGTCAGCCGGATTTCCAAAAGACTGTGTTTTCTTTCTCTTTTTGTTTTTCTTTGGTTCAGACAGGAAGGATGCTCCATGACTTTCCGCAGGACACGCAGAAATCCTTCTTCCAGCTGTACCTGTGTCAAAGAAAGGTTTTCACAGCCCATCCCCTTTTTATGGACATCCTTTTTACATTTCCACTGTTTTTGCTGTTGTTTATCCACACACTGCCAATACACGCTGCCACATTGTCCACAAATCAGGAGTTCATTCCACAAGGTCCTGTTGTTATACCCGTTTAGAGTGTTTGTTTTCCCCAGTTTTTCCGCCCGTTCTTTTCTTCGGTTCTGCACTCTCTGAAACAATGCTTCCTCGATCATTTGGGGATAAAAGCTATCCCCCAGATATTTTTGGTTTTCCAGTATTTTTCCCACCATGCAGCAATGCCAAACTGCTTTCTGATTCGCCGTCCGTATACCTTTTGCCGTCAAGTCCTTAGCAATGGCATTGCAGGATGCCCCATTGTCATAAGCCTGATAAATAGCTTGCACCACCTGACAGGTTTCCGGGTCTATCTGCGCTTTTCCCTGCACCACGCAATAGCCCAAGGGGATATGTCTTTGCATCCATCAACGCTCCTTTCCATATACTTCGGCTAAAATCAGCCCATTTTTTAATTGAAACTCCAAGCGATTTTCATATACCATCACCTGCTCCACGATCAGCGTAAAGGCTTCTTCCTGAAATGTTTCCATGACCTTAGGACGCAACCGAAAGACCGCTATCAAGTATTCTGTCTGGGCGATTTCCTCCTCAAAGATGCCTTTGTCCTGCAATTTTCGCAGGTTTCGTCGAGCTGTTTCCAACTCCTGCTCCAGTGCATTTCGCTTCTCTATAAAAATGACAGCGTCCATGCTCCCTTCCGAAAGAACTTTCTGAAGCATCTGACACTGCCATTGGATTTCCTGTATTCTATTTTTCCATTGTTCCTGCTCTCTTTCCCCATCCTCTGGTGCTGCTTTCAGGACAGACAGAAGGGGGAGAAAAATTTCTTCATAAGCTCCTGCCAAACGATTCCACAGATTCACAAAGGTTTCTTTGATAACCTCTTCCCGAACAGCTTTCTGATCGCACTTTGTCATATCCTGCAAATGCTGTTTACAGCACCACTGGACTGCTTCATAAGGCTTTCCCATATAAATTTTCTGTCTGCGAAAGGTGTTTCCACATACGCCGCAGCGGATACGACCGCTGAACACATATCGGTTTAGGGAAGACGCCTTATTTTTGGCTGACTGGCTGCGGTATTCATAAATCTGACGCACCGCTTCCGCTTCTTCCTTGGTGATGATGGGCGGATGGTTTTCCGTAATCAGATATTTGGGATATGTACCATGATTGCGTTTTCGTGTAAAGGGCAGACAAGAGGTGCTGTATGTCTTTTGATAAATGAGATTCCCTTCGTAGACAGGATTTAAGAGAATTTCCTGTACCACGACTTCATGCCATTTCCCCTTATTCCGTATGGTGGGGACGCCTTCTGCCTGCAATTCTTTGGCAATGGTATAGCAGCCTTTCCCACTCAGATACGCTTCAAAAATCCTGCGTACCACCTTTGCTTCTTCCATCTGTATCACCAGTTCTCCATACTCGTCTTTTTCGTAGCCATAGGCAGGTGTTGAGATTTTATAAGTGCCGTTTTGAAACCGACGCTGTACCGCCCATTTGCTGTTGGCAGAAATATTTTCCGCTTCACTTTGGGCAATGGAACTGAGTATGGTCAGCAACTGTTCGCTTTTTTCCGAAAACGTACTGATTTTTTCTTTCTCGAAGTAGACTTCCACACCCATGTCTTTCAGCATCCGAATGGTGCTGATACTATCCACTGTGTTTCTGGCAAATCGGGTGATGGATTTTGTCAGGATCAAATCGATTTTCTCCTTTTTGCAGTCCTGTATCATTTGCAGGAACTGCTCCCGATGGGTCATTTTTGTACCGCTTTGGGCTTCGTCCGCATAAATCCCTGCCCATATCCAATGTTCTTTTTCCTGTATCAATTTTGTGTAATATCGCATCTGGGCTTCCAGAGAATGCTTCTGTTCCCCTGATGCTGTACTGACGCGGCAGTATGCACAAACTCGCTTCATTATGGGCGCGTTCTGCCGCTCTTGTTTTCTGACCGGTTCGATTTTTGTGATCTTCTTTTCCATCAGGTTTCCTCCTTTCGCACAACACAATACCACACCTTTTTTGACACATCTATGGTTTTACGCATATACTTGGGCAAGTTCCGGAGAAAAAGTTTCCCGGTTCAGTGCGTCGATTTTTTCGTACTCCTCCCGATTCAGATAACCGCTTTGCAGCATCAGATCCAGCAGTTTTCTAGACAGAGCGTAATATACCTCTCTCGTTTCTTTCTTTTCTATCATACAGTTCCCTCCATTTGTTTTTTATCTGTTTTCAGCAACAGTACCAGCCATACCACTGATGAAAGCAGATAAAAATATGGCAATATAAACTGTGCCTGGCTGCACACATAGGCATTTCACCTCCCCCGTCATGGAGGCTGCCGTCCTTGCGATGTCTGGGACTCGGCAGAAGTATCATTGTGGCTCTGTTTCGGTCATGGCATTTGATCCTGCCAAAAGATCATTCCCATACAGCAAAAATAGATCGGAAGAGCGTCGT